ACATCACAACTGCATTAACCGGCACTGATGGGGTTGCTGATACGATAGATGATCAGACATATTATGATAATAGTGATGTTACAGATGCATTAGTTGGAAGCAATAGTAATAGTGTTAGTGATTTTATTGAAGCTCTTATGGGTGATGAGGATAAAGGGATAAGCCTTACTTCAATTAGCGATTCTCTTCCTGAACTTGCGGTTAGCACCGGTCTTGATGTAAGTGACTTAGGGCAGATTAAAACAAATACAAGCGACACTGTTAATGCGGTAGACGACACAACCGATGCAGTGGATAAAGCAAACATAAAAGGTACAACGGTTGAAACACTAGACGGTTTGCGTATAAGAAATGTAACTTCCTACTACTGGACTACACAAGATACAGGCGGCACCAAGGATGTTTACGGACATTATTATACTACCCCAGCATACGCAGAAGGCGAAACTACTAATTACACCTATTATGCTCTCGGTGGTTATACGCGTGCTCTTGGCAAGAAAGACGATACTGGCTTTAGACAAGCGGGCATTGTTCACGAGGGTGAATGGGTAGCACCAAAGTGGATGGTAGAGAATAATCGAGAACTGTTCGACGAACTCGAAACAATGCGTTTAAAAAAATTCGCTGATGGCGGATACACAACTCCAACAACAGTAACTACTACATCTACTTCAAACAACTTAAAAAAGGAACTTGGAGAAATCAAACAGTATCTACAGTATCTTTTCGTAGTTGCAGATGAATTCAAAAAACAAAACGCACTGCTTCGCAGATTAACCAATAACGGCGAAGCTATGGAGATTGCAGGATGACTATTTGTAAAAACAGAGTAATTGACTATTTGACTGCTAATTTTACTGAAAGTGAGACAGCGTGGGATAACACGGCTACTTATAACTATGCTGACGAAGTGCGATATGGGCATTACATTTACAAGTATGCAGGGGCTGATGGAACAAACACAGTAGATGATCCGTACACTGATAGCTTAAAAATAGACAAAAAGTGGGTGCAAATTAAGCCTACAAATTACTATGCGATGCTTGATGGAAAAACATCAACACAGACTGAAAATGCAAATACGATTGAGATTACTTTACAAGATCTAAATTATGATGTTTTGGCTTTAATGGAATTGGATGCTATAAGTGTTTCTATAACACTTACAGATAATCTTACTTCAAGCGCTGTATATACCAAAACAGTAGATTTAATAGACAACTCTGAAATAGTTGATTTTATGAGCTATTGTTTTAATGAATTTAGAATTAAAACATCTGTCTATGAGAGACTTCCTTTTTATTCCAATGCTACATTAAAAATAATAATAGATAAAACCGGCAGTGTAGCAAAATGTGGTCGTTTAGTTTATGGCAGAAGCTACTATGTTGGCGTTACTGGTCTTGGCGCGAATCTTAGTTTTGAGAGCTATTCGAAGAAAGAAACTGATGTCTTTGGAAATGTAAATTTACTACATAGAGATTCTGTAAATTATGATAGTTACGAAGTTACAGTCCCTACAACAAAAATACCAACATTAAGGCGAAAAATGAAGGAGTTAGATGCAATTCCTATTCTTTTTATTATGGATGAGAGCGAAGATTCTAAAGTAGAGAATCTGCTTAATTATGGTTACTGGGAAAGCTTCAATATCTTGCTTAAGAGTGCAGAAGTATCTACTGCATCATTTACAATTAAAGGAATTTTATAATGGCACGAATAACTACAAAAATTACCCCTTTTACCAGAAGTCCAAGCAGACAAAAACCTGAGACATTCAGCGAGGATATGGATATTCGACTGAGCGAAGAAAATAGTCGAATTGAACAGATGAATACACAGTCTGATGAGATGAATGCTGTTGCGGATGAAGTTCAAGGACTGCGTGACGACACTGCAAGATTGAGAAATGAAGCAGATTCAATTCGAAATGATGCTCTAAATGCAAAAAATGAAGCTGTTACGGCTAAAGACTTAGCTATAGACGCAAAAGAGTATATAGAGTCTTATGTAGTTCCAACTGATGCAACATACACACCAGAAGCGATTGATGCAAAAGTTAGAATGAGTCAAATTTTGGCAATAACAAATTCAATATGAAGGAGATTAGATGAGTTTAAAAAGTGTAACTTTTGAAAAGCTGACGCAAGCAGTAGAAAATGCTAACCCAGCAACTGTGGATGGAGTACAGATTTTAGCGTTATCTGCAAGCGCCATAAAGAACTTAAACGAGGGTACTGACTTAGAGGAAGATATATACCAAATAGGCACTCCTGGAGAGTTAGGCTTTGGTGTAGCAACTTGCCCACCTGAATTAATCCCCGCGGGTTGGAGAGGGTTAGATGGACACGATAGCATAGTTAGTCCTAATTATGGTAATTATGTAGATACAAACGGTTCTATTTTGGTTTATATTCCAAAACATTACTATAAATGGGAGGGAAATACTCTATATATTTCTCATAGACCTCTGAGTGGCTATGTGTTGGATAGAGCTTTTATCAACGGCGGTAAAGAAGTAAACGGAGTATTTGTCTATAAGTATGGAGGTGGTAATACAAACGGAATTTTCACTAGCAAAAGATTGGTCGATCCGGTTAGTACACATGTAGACCACAATCCAGTTGCAAACATTAATGGATGCAGTGAAAATAATTATGGAGAGCTATACCAAGCTGTCAAAAGTGCAGGAAGTAAATATTTTTTAACTTCTGTATTTATCTACAGTATGTTGGCAAGACTTGCTTATGCGCACGGTCAGGCGGCAAGCTCTTTAGTTGCCTGTGCTTACAGCGATGTAGCTCCTTATCTGCCAAAAGGCAATCTAAATAATGCATTTAAAGATGTAAATGATAGCAGCGTAACGTTTACACCAAGCGGTTACTCTAATTGTGCTTTGACTGGCTCTGGTGTTCCGTTTGCCAAAACTACACACAATGGTCAAGATAGCGGTGTAGCAGATTTAAATGGCAACATGTGGGAAGTTGCAAGTGGATTTATTAGAACAGATGCTGATGGCTTTTTGGTGCTAAAAGAAACCGTTGACATAGCTGCAATAGTAAATGACAGCACAACCGCTGGAACAGGTGCATACGATGTTGGTATTTATGATGCAATTGACATAAGTGATGTAGTTAGTGGTAATGATGGCTGGACTTATTTAGGAAATGGATCTAATGCGGTATTTGAGATGAGTACAGACAGAAACAGTGTGACCTATAAAAAAACCGCATTAGGAATAGCAAGTGCGGCAGGATACAGTACAACTGGTACAACCCAGTTCGGAAACGATGGTCTATATAGGTACTTGAGAAATGAAATGGCTTGTCGTGTTGGTGGCTATTGGCGCAACACTTCCTATGCTGGTGTGTTTGCTGTTACTCTGAGCCATTATCGCGCTAATACGGCTGCGGACATTGGTGCTCGCGCCTCTGTGTATGTGTAATCGGAGCGATAGCGACGATGGCTATACATAGCGAAGCTATTTTAAATAGAAAGTTTATAGAGATGGCAAAATTGATGAACATATATTTAAATCACTTTCCAAGATTCGAGAAATATGCTTTATCAAACAACATCAGAAACACGATGTACCGTCTCTATGACTTAATCACAGAGTGCCAAAAAAGGTACTACAAAAAGACATCTTTGACTGAACTTGATATTACGCATCAAAAGTTAAGGATGCAAATATATCTTGCAAATGAGTTAGGGTACTTTGAATTTAAAGATGGCAAGAAAAATGAAAAAGTAAACGCGCCAAAAAGGTTTATTGCCATAACAAAGCTGATAGACGAAATAGGCAAAATAATAGGTGCGTGGATTAATAAAATGAAAGAAAAAGGTAAGTTTTAATGAACTTTGGGCAGTCTCTTGATATGAAAGCTTGTATTGTTGGTGGCAATTGGAACAACACTTCCAATGCTGGTGTGTTTGCTGTTAATCTGAACAATTATCGCACTAATACGAATACGAACATTGGTGCTCGCGACTCTATAGCCAAACCTGAAACAACAAAGGTTGATACTGGAAATAGAGGGAGAGGCTGTCCAGCGTTAAGCGAAATCAAATGCGAAAACTCTTTGAGTAGCGTGTTCGAAAATCGAGTTGGAGCGAAAAGAAAAGGTTATCTGTTTGAGCAAGCGTTTACTATGGAGAATCTTTATGCTGCATACCTTGATGCAAGAAAAGGAAAGAGAAAAAAGCGTGCGACTATGAAATTCGAAACAAATCTTGGAGCAGAATTGCAAGCTTTGTATGATGAATTACATAGTGGCAGTTATGAACCAAGACCATATTCACAATTTTATGTTTACGAGCCAAAGCCTAGACTTATTAACGCACCGCACTTTCGAGACCTTGTAGTTCAGCATGCAATTTATCGAACTATCTATGATTTGTTTGATAAGACTTTTATAGATACATCTTATGCTTGTAGAAAAGGCGGCGGAACTCATAAGGCAAGTGCATATACACAAAAATCAATGCGAAAGTATAGTGGTGATTTGTATTACGCAAAGTTAGATATTAGAAAATTTTTTTACAGAATAGACCGTGAAATTTTGAGAAAGTTATTTGAAAAGAAAATTAAAGATCGTCGTTTTATTGACTTGATGTGTATGTTTGCACAGATGAATGGTGACAAAGGTATTCCTATAGGAAATCTGCTGTCTCAACTATATGCTCTTATATATCTTAATCCGTTGGATTACTTCATAAAGAGAGAGTTGAAGATAAAACATTATGTTAGGTATGTTGATGACTTTGTAATGATTGGATTAACGCTTGATGAAGCAAAAGAAGCAAAAACAAAATGCGAGAAGTTCTTAGAAGAGAAATTGAATCTTGAACTATCGCATTGGACCATAGAAAAGATCCGTAAAGGCATCAATTTTGTAGGTTATAGAACTTGGAGAGGTGTGAAGTTTGTCAGAAAACACTCAATGTACAAATTTCGCAAAGCGATCAAAGAGGAAAAATTCGAGTCTATCGTCTCTTTGATTGGTCACGCAAAAGGTACAGGAACTATTCCGTACTACAGAAAAATGCTTATTAAAAGCAATATTGTAAACCAAATACCAAAAAGGAGTTTAAATTATGTTCAAATATGTGCAGTATGACAAGGTGCAAGGACAATACACAGAGTATGAGTTTCTTCCAGGTGTTGAAGATGTGAAGGTAAATTACTTCACTGCTGACGGTGTTAATGTGGTAAGTCTCGAAGGTGAAGAAGAGGTGATAAATACATTAATATCAGAACAGCCTGAAGTGATCAACTGCCGTGAGCTAACACTTGATGAATTTCTTGCAAAAGTTGAGTTTAGCGATCAGATCAAGGCAATTCGCCGACAAGTAGCAGACAAAATAGCAGAACAATATAGTTTTGCAGATGAACTTGCAATGCGTAATCGTTCTGAAGATGATCCCAAAAGAGTTGAATACGAGGCTTATGTAGCTGAATGTATCTCTGTAGGAAAACGACTAAAAGAATCGATAGGGTACATTAAATAATGGTCACACTAGCGTTTTACAAAGGTGCTGGTGATTGGGCAGATAAAGCCATTCGCCTTTGGACTCGTTCAAAATATAGTCATAGCGAATTGATCATAAATGGAGTTTGGTATTCATCTTCACCACGAGATTTGAAAGTAAGGGGTAAGATAATCATACCTCAAGCAAACCATTGGGATTACATAGACATACCTGCAAATGGTAAGCAAAAACACATTATGCTTAACTTCTTTAGTGAGCAAATTGGTAAACCTTATGATTGGAAAGGCA